AAAAGCCTGGCGAACCGCCCTGATTTTTTTCACGGATACTTGTATCTTTTCCGCAATTGTATCGTCGGTGACGTTCGGATCGGCAATAAGATACTTGCGGATCTTTAAATAAAGATCGGAGTAGGATCTCGGGATTTTAACAAGACGGCTATTATCACGAAGGTAGTTAAGCATATGAAACTGCAAACATCTATTCACCCAGGTAGAGAAGTTGGCACCTTTACTCTGGTCCCATGAATCGTAGATGCGTACAATGTACTCCAGCGCAGCGTCTCTAAGCTCCTCATAGGGCAACCCAGTAAAACTGGTGATTTTTCTCGCGGCTTGATTTGCCTTCCACATCTGAGAGATGATTAGGCGATCCCGCTCAGTCTCCCTGATAGAACTACGGCGCGGACTTGCAGTGTAGTTTACGTTCATTACTCGGATTTCTCTATGGAGTTGATGATAAAGTCTTTGAGCTGAGTCTTGGCAAGAATCCCGTCGGTGTTTATGCCAAGTAGTTTTGCTTCGTCGTTAAAAACTGCAAAGTTAGGAGTTCCGTCGCATTCGATCTCGTCGCAAAACACCCAGTCGTCGTCGGTAACGTCCCATTCACCAAACCCAATGGCATAGTGAGGGTACTCTTCGGCGAGCTCGTTGGCCGTCTCTGTCCACACAGGCTTCATAGTGTTGCAAGCAACACATCCGGGCTGGTGAAAAAAGACAACTTTGTGCTTAAATAGTTGATCTGTCATAGTTTTGTATTCTTGCAAGTATACATTGTGTATTATACCATGTAAACAAATCTTATAGATACCTGGTAGAATCTAAAGAGTTGCCTCTGTTTACTTTTATCAGTCCCATATCGCTAGATATGCGACGGCTCCCGCCTCTAAAGTTCGGATCGTAAACCAGGCGCGGTAATCGGCCCCTGTCCCCGCCATGCACCGGCCTTCCACTCATCATCTCATCGCGGTAGACCGTGACTCCATACACAAACGCGTCTACGAAGTCGTCGTGTTTAATGAACGGGAAGGAAGTAAGTTCTGCAACGCGCTCTGCAAGAAGGGGAAGGTTTTCGTACAGTGACACCACACCTTCCTCGACAATGGGGGCAATAGCGTTAGCCCTAAGCACTTTATCCTTGTTCGGAACCAGTTCTTTAATCGAGATGTTAACGGTACGTTTTAGTGTTTGAATGAGCGGGACGCCTTGTGCCCTTCCTTCAATGTAAATACACCGAATCTTCCACTGTTTAATGAGCTGCGGAAATATCTTCTCAAGGTCTGGAAACTCTAACCTATCTAAAATGTAATGAATTAAGTGGAGTTTAGAACTGCCTCTATCGTATCCCCAGATGCATATGGCTGTGTAGTCGTTTCTTCTCTCGGCTTTATATGCAGTGTCAATAGTCGCGTAGATAAACCCGTACTTGCTAAGATTTTTGCTGTGGTAATCAAACCAGGTTTCTTTAAAGATCGCTCCCTGCTCACCGGCGGGCCGGCCTTGGTACAGGGAGTTAAAATCTCTGTCTCCAATAGATTTACGGATAGACTCTAGGTTCTCCACCGGAAAGAACTCAGGCCAATGTGACTCCCCAAGCTTCCGCTTGAGAACATCGGTTTCTTCGTTCATGCACAGAGCCGGAACGTTAAGTTCTTTCCAGCCATCTGGGTCGGCTTTAAGAAGCCTGCCAATTACATCGTCGATGTGAAACCTCGTGCCCATGGAGATGATGGCATGGTTGGGTAGTCCACGAGTAAGGAACTGGGCCTTAGTCCATGAAAAAGTTGACTCCATCACCGCGGCAGAATTTCCGTCGGCTAAAAGGTCATCAAGGAGGCCCACACCAGGCAGATCTTCATCGCTAATAACTCCAAAACCAAAACCAGTAACGTTGCCTCCGGCCGAAGCGATCTTAATAAGCCCGCCATTGTTGTTGCGTATAGCACTAAGATTGCACTTGTCTCTATCTATCACACATTCAGGAAAAAGCCAACTAAACTGTTTGTGGGAGATGTACTCTATAACCGCTCTGGAATTTTCGTTGGTGAGCTGGAGCGCATACGAACTCATAATAAACTGAGCCGTAGGACTCCGGCCCATCTGCCAGGACGGAAAGATCTTGGAGATGAGCAGGGACTTTCCAGTACGTGGAGGAAGGGAGATAGCGCTCTGCTTGTACTCCTCCTCCTCTCCGTCTCCCACTTTCTGGAGAAAATTGCCGATGACATTATGCACCTTAAACGGGGTAAACTTACCTGCGATTGGAACCTCGCTGGTAATGTACCGTGCAAAGGTGAGAAAATCGGTGCGGCATTTTAGCCTTAGCAATTCCTGCTTGTCAGAAGCGGACAGAGACTTAGCATCTCTCTCCATCTCCTTAACAGTAATTTTTTCTTTTAAGCAATCTGCTTTATTCATGGGGATAACTCCCATCCTTTATGGGACTTTAGTTTTTTATTCTTAACACTAGATAAATGTGCTCTATTTAAACTCAATTCTGGATACTTTCTCCAAAGTTCGGTTGTTGTTGCAGAAACTTCCCCGTAAGAACTATGTTTCCATAAAATCCTATTAAGTGGCCGATTAACGCAGTCAATTCTTTTCCACCCTCTGTGGTGATTTCTACTTCCGTTAGAGACTGCATATAAATAATTTTCTCTTAGATTTTGTTCTTTGTATTTTAGTTTCATGTTGGATATACTACCTCTGTATATGCCGAAATCTTCATGTATGAACTCATATATTTTTTTATTTTTATGCTCAGAAAAAGCTACTTTTTTTGATAATTCATAACTAATGGTCCATCCCTTGTGGTGAATTCTATGGCCATTAAAAACCATGTAAAGACTGGGAAAATTTAAGTCTGTGTAAGTTTGCACTAGCTCTTTTATGGTTCCAATAAATTTTCCATGCTGCCAATGATAGAAAATTCTATCTTTTTTCCTTTTTGCTGTTATACATGCAGAGTACTCTGTTCTTAGAGTTTCATACACTGAACTTTTTTTAATGTTTAACCTATTAGACATGAAGAAAAAAGCCCTAAGTGCTTTTTGTGTTCTAGTACTACTCTTTCCGTACCTTTTTAAGCAAAACTTATAAATTAGTGCATGGCATAAAAAGTGTTCTCTAAGAGTTAAAATAACAGTAAAATTGTTTTTTATGAAACTTTTAGGAACTACGTGGTGTTTTTCACAAATTTGCACTGGACACTTTTTGCGTTGTTTCGCTCTTCTTATTATATTGAAGTAAATTTTTTCATATTTCATATACTATATTTAAACTATTTTTTCTCTATCAAAGCTCTATTATATTCAACATAAGGCCTCTCCGCTTTGACTTCTGCTTTGTTCATAAGTAATTTGGTCTAGTAGTGACGAGATCGAAGGTGTTGGTAGAGAAGATGGTAATTTAGCTGTAAATAGCGAGTCCACTTCAGGAGGCGTCGGAGAGTTTATTCTGGACTGTAGAGAGTCGCTAAGAGCCTTGTTCTTATCCCGTTTTGTAAGACACTTATCAAAAACGTTAGGAATGTCTATTGGCACAAGCCCTAGGGTAAACTTTGTCAAATCTACTAGGCCTCCTCCAGGTTCAAGGGACTTCCACTCCTTGTCCGCGGTTTTTAAGAACTGACTCGTGATGAATGTTGCCTCTTTTTTAGAGAGGCTGTTTAGAGAGGCCATGCGCGTGATATTTTCAAATACACCTGCCAGGCTATCAGTGACGGTTACTCCGGCCCTCCCGCCGTTCTTTACGGCATCTAGCCGGTTAACGTAAGCATAAACATCCCTAATAGCTTTAGACGTGGTTATTATACTAACAAGCGTTTTAGAGAAGAAAGATTCGGGCCCGTCCAGCATCTTGTTAATGAGACGGTACTGAGCATCCATTAGCTTTCTTTCCACAGACTCTACTTTTGTAATGTTGTTGTCGGTCTGCTTAAAGGCCTTTTCTATGGTCTCGAAGGTGTACATCATCTCGGTCCAGAGTTCAGGCCAATCGGCGTTTTTGGCGCTGTCGATTCTGTTGGCCATCTCGCCGAGTCTTTTGACGTTTTGGATGAGCTGGGTTAGATCGGATTTGTTGGGTATGCAGAGTTCTTCTCCCAGCTTTGTAGGAATGAGGTCTAGGGCTTTTGCTACTATGTTCTCGTTGTTTTTTGTTGGGTCGCCATCAGGGGAGTATGAACTAGCGCTATTAGCCACCACATTTCCGCATTTCTCCAGAAGTGAATTTCCGTCAGAGTCTTCAAAATGCTTGGTCTTACGGCATTTAGGGTCGCATGGGCACTCGGCTCCGCCGCCTCCGCCAAACAGCCCCTTCGTCAACCCACCCAGCAACCCAGCAACAGGATTGGAGCCAAGCAGCGAGCCCAAGCTCTCCAGGCTAATACCACCCTTTAGCAGATCGGCAAATTGCTTGCCCAGACCTATGGCCTGAAGCGCCGTAGAGGCAAGTTGTGGAATGTCTGTTGCTCCGCCAGCAAATTTGGCTATGTCAGGCAGGTTAGAGAAGGACGCTAAAGTAGAGGCCACCTCTCCAAGATTCCCAGAGTTTAGCGCCGATGTAATTCCTGAAGCAACAGCGGTAGTAACTGGGATAATCTTCTCTAGCGAGGCAATTGTCTGATTTAGAGGCGCAGATCCGGACTGGCCTGTTCCTGCGTTAATGACACTATTTATTGCTTTAGGTTGAGATTTAAGCAGTAAGGCTCCAGCAGATAAAACCGGTTTGATTATGTCGGTGAGCTCAACTGGTAGTTGGGGAAGTTTTAATGCAGCTGCTGTGTCCAGCGCCCCTGCAATCCCTCCGGCCATGTAACCATGGTACACAGAAGACGCCTCAGGAGACAGCGCCTTAATGCTCTGGTTCAATGCCTTCTTGCCAATGGTCTCCAAGGCAGAATCCACAGAATCATTTTGAACTCCTTTAAGCAGCAGGTCTCCTGCTCCTCCGAGAGCCGTTAGAACTTCTTGAGTGGTAGAGTCTATAACCCCCGAAGAACCTAGAGCGGAGGAGATCTGGGATACGATACTATCCACAGAAAGCGTGCCATTATTTGCTATTACAGTGCTTGCAATATCGGTAAGGAGTTTGACGGGGTCAAACGCCCCCGGAGCTCCACCGGCGGCTTTAAGC